GAGATATGCGCAGCGACCGCGGTAGATATTCACCACATTGTGAGCAGAGGCATGGGTGGAAGTAAAGAGGCGAACGACCCGAGTAACTTGATGGCACTATGTCGACCCTGTCATATCAAGTACGGCGACAAGAAACAATATGTAGAGTACCTTAAAGAACTACACGGTGTATTTACTGACACAAAATAGAGACTTAAAAAAAACGGGTATCTACGGCTGGACTTTGCCAGCTCACTTCGTTACTCTCACTAATGGAGAGCGCTTTAACACATGCCCTAGCGCTGGCGTCTGCGGAGCTTTCTGCTACGCTAAGACTGGTACCTTTCAATTCCGAAACGTAAAACGCGCTCACATTGAAAAGTTAGAGCTTGTTCTTAATCACAGAGACCTCTGGTTTCGCATGATGGTGGAGGAGCTAGCTAAGCCAAAGTACAAAGATAAGTTCGTGAGAATACATGACGCGGGTGACTTCTTTGACAAAGACTACGCGGAGCGCTGGCTAGGGATAGCAGCGGTCAGCAAACATGTAACCTTTTATACTTACACGAAAGAGGTAAAGCTTTTCAAAGACCTTGAGTGGGCTACGCCCTCCAACTTTATCGTTATCTACTCATACGGGGGAAAGCAAGACCACTTAATTGACCCAGAGAACGACCGACACTCCGATGTATTCTCCGATTACGACGAGATGCTCAGACTGGGGTACAACGATATTGGAGACGACGATAAACAGGCAGCGATACACCCGAACAAAAAGGTCGGTCTTTACAGAAACAATATACCTTTCGTCATTAAAAGGATGCAAGGTAAAAGGTTCAGCGATTACGCGAAAGCCAAAGGGTAAACAGTGATAAAACAGCGAAACATGGCAAACGCAAACCCGAAACTAGAGAACTTGAAACCCTTTAACAAAGGAGGGGACGAGCGAATAAACAGAGACGGCAGACCAAGGAAGTTCACGACGACGCTTAAGCATCACGGCTACAAATTGAGCGAGGTTAATGACGCTATACAAGTCATGTTGAGCATGACAATCGACGAGCTGAAAGAGGTGTACGATTCCGAGACGGCGACGATATTGGAAAAGACGATAGCGAACGCGATGGTGACGAGCTTGAAAAAAGGAAGCTTGTATAGTATTGAGACCTTACTCAGTCGCGTCTATGGAACGCCAAAGCAAACCGCGGATGTGAACTTGACCGCAACTATCAACGTTGTCGCTCCCGACCATGAGACAAAACTAGCGATTGAGACGCTGTGAGAGTGAATGAAACTAACCAATGTCTTTAAGTATAACCTTGACGCTTTCAAGAGCGGGACGCGCTTCGTAATCAACCAAGGTGGAACTTCAAGTAGTAAGACATGGTCAATCCTCCAGCTGCTCCTACTCGTCGCTATGAAACGAAACGGGTATGTAATCTCAATAGTCAGCGAGTCGCTACCTCACTTAAAGCGAGGAGCGCTACGCGACTTCGTGAGAATCATGGAGGGCGAAGGAATCCTAGGAGCTGAGACGCACAACAAGAGTAGCAACACCTTCCAGATAGGAAACAGCCTCGTCGAGTTTTTCAGCGCTGACGACAGCTCTAAGATGCGAGGCTCTAGACGCGACATCCTTTTCATCAACGAGTGTAATAACATCGACAGAAAAGCTTTCGACGAGCTAAGCGTCAGGACGAGAGAGTCAACTTTCCTCGACTTCAATCCGACAAGCGAGTTCTGGGTACATGAGTTCATGCAGCAGCGCAAAGAGAGCGACTACAAGTTCATCAAGTCAACCTACAAGGATAACCAATACCTCGACGCTGGTATCATTAAGGAGATTGAAAGCCGTAGAGAGATTGACCCGCTCTGGTGGAATGTCTACGGAGAGGGCAACATAGGAACTTACGAGGGCGTGATATTTTCTAACTGGCGCTCCAGCAACTCTTTCCCCGAAACACCAAAGCGAGTTATAGGTCTTGACTTCGGTTTCACGAATGACCCGACAGCAATAGTAGATGTAAGATACTCAGACGGTGAGCTTTACATCGACGAGCTACTCTACCAGACCCAGATGACCAACAACGAAATTGCAGCGTTCCTAAATTCGCTAGAGGGGAAACCGCTGGTCGTCTGTGATAGCGCGGAGCCGAAGTCAATAGCAGAGCTAAAGTTGATGGGAGTACGAGCGATAGGAGCAGAGAAAGGACCCGATAGTATCCGCGCTGGTATCGACATCATTAAACAGCAATGGATGAACCTTACAGAGAGGAGCGTCAATACAAAGAAAGAGCTGAGAAACTACCGCTGGAAAACAGATAAGAACGGGAAAGTAATCAACGAGCCGACTGGATTCTGGAACCACTCAATCGACGCAATACGATACGCTGCTGTATATCTACTCGGGTCAGTAAATAAGCACAGCGTCGCGAAGATTCATGTGAGAAAATAACTACTTTTACTTACGAGCTGGGTGGTGTAGTGGTTGCACGTTCACCGTAATGAACAGCGGTCGTTCGATTCGACCTCCAGCTGCATGCTCGATATAGTTTACAAATACTGGAAGCAGCGCATGAGAGAATGTAAGCGCTGCGAATATCGACGGCACTGGATGGGAAAGCTCGACACTTGCGGGAGCTTTGCGGTAGGAGATATTGTCGTCGTGAATGGAGAGGAAAAAAAACTCTGTGGGTGTATCCTCCAGCTGAAAGCAAAGCTAGAGCGGAGCGAGTGCCCTCTTAATAAATGGAAAGATGTTGACGGTAAAGATTAACGACTACGAATACGATATACCGACCGAGTGGGAAGAGGTCAAGCTAGGTCAATACCTAGAACTAATGACGCACAGTAATGAGATAAACCACATACGGCTCTTAAGTATATTCACGGGTTTATCCTACGAAGTGCTAGCCAACTTACCCTGTGACGAGTTCATGCTTAAGGTCGTTCCTGAGATGGGTTTCATGTCGAAGGAGTTTAACCTTTTCCATCTGAAAAGAAAGCAAGCTGTAACGATAGCGGGTCAGAAAATAAAAACAATAGCAGACCCCAGTAAGGAGCGGTTCGGACAAAAGCTTTACATGCAACAGCTGGTTTCGAGCGCGGTCACGGGAAAGGCTAACCATATTACATTGGTCGCTCCGACCGTCGCTTGCTACTATGCTCCTTATCTACACAAAGAAAAAAAGTGGGACGAGGAGCATGTCAAGTTGATAGAGGAAAGCGTAAAAGAGATGCTTGTGGTAGAGGCTTTCCCAGAGGCGGATTTTTTTTTACGTGGTTACATGAGGTATGCACCAAAGAAACAAATGTCTTGAGTGTGCCAGCGTCACAAGAGGAGATTGAAGCAGGGGTCAATGAGTTCAATAAGTTCGGCGAGTTCAATCAAATTTACGCGCTGGCGGATGGAGATATAACAAAATACGATAGCGTGTTCAACGCAACTTACAGCGAGGCGTTTATCACGCTTTACAGGAGAGCGGAGGACGCGAGGTTCCAAAAGAGACTGAGGAAAATCTTGACGAGACAATGAGAACGATTGAGGTAATACTAAAAGAGACGGCACTCGATACGAACGGGGTCAATCATTACGGGCGAGGAGTAAAAGCTTACGCCAACATAGAGAGCGCTGACTACCCTCGTATTTGGATACACAGCGTCAATCCTATTGACGAGGTTCACATCAACGGCAGCGTCTCAGTTAGCTACGAAGTCATTGGAGAAGTGAGTAGCTTAATCGAATACACCACAGACCTAGCGAATAACGACGACGCCTCAGTCGAGTATCTGTCAGCTCTTCACAACCTTGAAACAATTTACTTGCGGTTTATCGGAAAGCTCAACCGACACCCGAAAAACAAACGAGCTATCGGAAGGGTTACCAGACGAGAGATACTCCACGAATACGACGACAACGTAATTGGTTATGTATTCACCTTTCAGATAAGCGTTCACGAAGCTATACCATACGAATGTCCTTAAGCGTTGAACAATTAGCAGCTCTCTTTCAGAAAGAGGGGGACGCGATTATCCGCGACCTCAGAGCTTTGATGTCTAGTACGGGAGCGAACGCCAGCGGAAAAACGAGCGCCTCTCTACTCAACGAGGTAACAGCGACAGAGGGTTCAGCGAGGATGCTCATAACTGGCGGAACAGGTTGGGCTTTCGTAGAGCAAGGCAGAGGGCGAACAAGGAGAAAGGGAAACGGGCAACTTCGGGGAATCATACGACAATGGATAGACGACAAAGGCATACAGCCAGAGGAGGGTATGACAAAAGACACCCTCTCGTTTCTAATTACCAGAGCTATTCACTCAAGAGGAACTTTACTCTATCTGTTGCAGGAGCGTAGAGAGATATACACGGCGGTACTGACTGAGGATAGGTTAAAGAAAGTTGAAGAGCTAGCGAAGGAAAGAGTCACCGCTGCTGTTGAAAGCCAGCTCCTTAAAAATATCAAAGCACTCACTACATGATAACATACTACCCTCCTCTAGCTACTCATAAAGACGCGGGTCAAGTTCCTTGTCTTTGGCGGTCGAACCGTATGCCTTATGTTTTCAAATGGACGCGACGCGACGCGCAAGCGCAAGTAAATAACGTTGGTGGTTTTGTCGAGCTTACCGTCACGGGAGGCTATCCGATAGACGACCAAGAGTATACCCAATACGGAGCTGGAACGACAGTAACTTGTTTTCTGGGTACAAGAGTAATAGTCGGGATTGTCACCGATGTCTACGGGCAGCAGATACAAATACTTACAGACATTCCATACCTAGCTAGCTTCCCAGCAACATGCGACTTTAACTACTCTGGCTGGCTTACCTCCTACGCGATTGAGATGGAGGTGTTGTATCTGAACCCGAAATACTACGAGAACGAGAGCCTTGTAAATTTAGTAGGGTACTTTGATACAAAAGGAGAGCTTGAATTAGATATACGAAGCGTCCTAGAGCATGAGATGGATAAAGTCAATAGGAGTCAACTAGCGCAGAACGCTCCTCAGCACATCGACTTGTATAAGTTCTTAACCTTTCAAGTCAGATGGAGAGAGCTATACATCGAGGAGGCTAGCTCGATTGTAGGCGAGTGGGAGGACACGGCTTACACTCATTACGCAATCGACGGAGCTAAGGTGCTACAAGAGGAGTACGGCAGCGCTTACGCTGAGTACGAGACTACAATAACGGGAACCGTTCAAGCTAAATTCCTTACGCGCTTTACCCAACCCAAAATGTTTATTGGTTATCCGTTTAGCTTGAGCGTAATCTTTGGACTCACTCTAAGAGGTGTCGATGTGTTTTACAATAATAAAGTCAAGACGGATACTGGCACTCAAGTTCAGCTCTTTTCAAGCCAGCTGAACAGCGTAATTGAGCCGTGCATATTACAGCTAACTGTGCCAACTACAAACGCTTGGAATTTAGGCGCTCGCGTTCAAGAGGTCTCGTTATTCTGTCCCGATGTTGGCGCGCTAGGAAAGCAAGTAACGGAAACCAAAGTACTCAATCTTAATAACGATTGCAGAGAGGAACCAATCTACCTTATGTGGAAGAACAGCCTCGGTGGTTGGGACTTCTGGCTGTTTGATAAACGCTACGAAATAAATTACAGCGTTAAGCAGGAGGAGATATTTGTAGCTGACCCATACGATACTGAGTTAGCGCTTTACAAGGAAAGGATTATTGGAGCAGAGATGACAAAGGGCTTTGTTCTAGGTGATGTCGTGACGAGAGAGGAGGCGGAGGTCATTGCAGAGATTGAGATGTCGCCACAAGTTTACATGTTGAACGACGCAAAGCGCTTGACAGGAAACACACCACAAGCTGCATGGTTAGGAGTTATAGTAATGCCGAGCGGAGTCAAGGTCTTGCGTCAAGCTACGACCGCTGAGATTGAGGTAAAGATTAAACTGCCAACGAGATACAGCACATACAACTAATGTCTGAGACGCGCTTACTAATAAACGAACAAGATGTTGACCTCACGGGTTCTGTGAGCATACCGCTTAATCTGCAAATACAAAATATCGGAGAGCTATCAGAAAAGGTCGGCTCGTATAGTCGCTCGTTTACAATTAAGGCGACGAGTAAAAACAAAGAGATTCTTTCAAATGCTTTTACCTTTCAAACAGATTCCTCTTTCCCTTATCGTAAGCATACCGCAGAGATAATTGTAGACGGATTACCCCTTTATCGTGGGGTCGTGATAGTCGAGGACGATGGAGCTGGTATTGACGAAGTGAGGCTGACGTTTTATACTGGCAACAGCTCGTTTTTTATTAACGTAGCAAACCGAAAGCTGCGTGATATTTGTTTTAAGGACGCTCAACACTTTTGGTGGAGTCAGCTGGCTGCACAGAGTCGGTTTCTTACCGAAAAGTATTTGTATCCTCTAATCACTTACCGCTTAAATCAAAACGATATAACGTTTACCCAAGTTGATTGCAGGCGATTACTGCCGTCAATTCCTTTGCTAACTATACTTGAGTTAATTGCGAAGGATAGCGGGTACACTCTTACTGGGGACTTGCTTACAGATACGTTTGCACAGAGGATACTTTATCCGTTTAGCGACGCTAAGTTTCTGCGTGACTTAAATTACACTCACAGGAATAACTGGAAAACTAGCAACGACAAATCCATAACGATGAACTTGCAAGGTACACCAGACCCTAACGACCCTCTTTGCCCTTGGCAGTTACTTCGTCCTTTATTTACAAAAGACGCGGTTACTGGCTATCCGATAAACGACCTCAATAACTGCTGCCGAATACCTTTAGTCGAAACACAAGGGTTTTGGGAGAATTGTTTTTACACACCCGACAATATCCATGCAAAGCTGACTATCAAGTTTCTGTTAACAACCGATAACTACCAAGCCGACTTTTACATTTTCTTAGCTAGTAAGTCGGGAGGTGGTAACTTTAATAACTCAATAACGCCTAAGGTCGGCTCCTACTCAACGGTTTTTAACAATCAAACACAAGCGCTCTACAACGGAGCGGTTAGTGGATACGGTACTGGAGGGCGTATCTGGTCACTAGGGGGTAACCAAACGATACAGCCAGAACAAAACGCATACGAAGTTACTTACGTTGTTTACGCTGACTTCTATGCTCACTCACCGTGGGGAGTTTGGTTGTGGGCGGACGCAGACTTTTCTATAAACAAAGCAAGTATTGAGCTTGAGTTCATCCGCGACAACGGAACGACAGAAGTAGAAAGAACCGTTGTAGTTGATAAAGTTTACGGAGGCGGTCAAACAAGTAAGTCGTTGGTGTCGCCCTCTGTATGTTTGCCAGATGTAACAGCTGGAGCTTTCCTTAAAGGAGTGGCAGCTATGCTAGGCTCTAGCATTATTGTAAACGAAGAGCTTAAAACTATTGAGTTCTTTTACATTAACAGGTTGGTGTCGAATATACCCAAAGCGAAAGACTGGAGTGAAAAGCTCGTCAATCTTAAAAGCGCTGTCTGGGGAACACGACCAAAAGGATATGGTCAGTCGACAAAGTACCTGCTTACTAATATGGATATTTTTGGCGAAACCTATGGTAGTTACACTCTGGTAATTGACGACCAAACTTTAGAAAACGAAAAGACTTTTTTTAAGCTACCCTACTCAGCCACTCCAACACAGCTAGTAGCTTCAAACGCTACTGTTCCTCTAATACAAAGAATGGATGCTAGCGGTAACATTTCGGGTGCATCAAATACCAAACAGCATGCTGTACTAAGAAAAAAGTTTCCTCTAGGAACTATTGATAATCCTTACGGTTTTTCTTATTTAGATGTAGATACAAATACTCCAGTCGTGTCGTTTGAAAATAACCCAGACAATGTATGGAGCGCTATTTTCAGTGACGATGAGGAGGGTCTTGCGTGGAACAACAGCTTGTTTGAAAAGTACCACACCGCTATCAGTAGGTATGTAAAAAGATACCAAGAGGTGACCGCTTACTTTTACCTTACACCAACCGATGTTAAGCAGATTGACTTTCGTATACCTGTCTACATTAGACAATTTAACAGCTACTTTTTCATACAAAAGATAAACGATTGGATTGCAAATAAACCCGTGAAGGTTGAACTTCTGAAAATAAAGTAACATGGCAGCAGAGAAAAGAGTCGTCCTAATCGACCTAACGGTTGAGACTAGTAAAGTAGTCAAGTCGATAGAGACGGCAACTACGAAAGTATCGCAGCTCCAGAAGCAGCTTAAAGACCTACAAGAGGCGCTTAACTCGGCTGGAGTAAAAGGTAGTAGCTCTTTTAAGGAAGCAGAGAAAGCCGTCGCTGGTCAACAGAAAGAGCTAGAGAAAACTCAACAACAGATTGAGAAGTACAAGGCTCAGCTGGCAGAGGTACTAGCTCAATCGAAAGCGACGCAAGCGGCAGCGGTTCAAGCTGCAAGGGATGAACAGAAAGCGCGTGAGGAGCTTTCTAAAGCAGCAGCAAAAGAGGAGCAAGACAAACAGAAGGCAGCGGCAGCAGCAGAGAAAAAAGCAGCAGCACAGAAGGCAGCTGACGAAGCAGCGCTCCAGCAAACCAAAGAACTAGAGGAGGCAATTCAACAAGTCGGTGATACGATAGGCGCTACCTTTCAAGGAGGACTCGTACCACAGGCGACGCTTGACGCGATAGCAGCAACACGAACCGAACTCGCTAGAGTAGAGGAGACTAACCGAACTCTGAAAGCAGGGTTGGAAGGACTTGAGGTCGGCAGCGAAAAGTATAACCAGCTCCAGCAAGCTCTCGCAGGGAACGAGGCTCAACTCAGAGGGCTGCGCATCGAATTAACCCGTTACCAGAAGGAGGTCGACAACGCGCAGCTGAAAGTGGCAGCTGAGAAAGGAAGCTACGAAGAGCTGTACCGAACTTACATAGAGGCGGAGCGCAACTTAAAGAACCTCGGGAATACTCTTAAGATAAACAAAGACGGCACGGTAGAGATTACAGACGAATACAAGAAAGCTGCGAAGGAAGTCCGCCAGTTAAAGGAGGGTCTGCTAGAGTTCAACAAAGGAATCCTAGATGGAAGATTGAACGTTGGTAATTACACCCAAAGCTTTACGGACGCTCTATCAGCGACGGGTCTGTTTGGCGACTCAATCACAAAAATACAGGGTGCAATAACGGGAACCTCGACGGCTATCGGATTAGTTAAGGACGGAGTCAAGCTTTTAAGCGACGGGTTCACCGCTGCTGGTAGCGCTTTCTCTACATTCGGCGACTCTATCACTTCTTTCACGACAAGCGCTGACGACGCCTCGTCAACTGTAACCAGTACCGTTGACTCTTTCACAAATCTAAGCGACAGCGCAAGCGAAACAAAGGAGACGCTGGAGACGGTAGGCGACGCTGGTACAAAATCTGGTAAAGCAATTTTGACGGGGTCAAATATCGGAGCGAACGGGATGAAAATCCTCAAGCTTGCGATAGCATCGACGGGAGTTGGTCTACTAGTCATAGCGGTAGGAAGTCTCATTGCATACTTCGGAAAGTTTCAGAAAGGTATTGACCTAGTTAAGCAGGCGTTCGCTGGAGCGACAGCGGTCTTTGAGGTTGTCGTCGGTACCCTCGGGAAAATCGGAGAGGCAATCGCGTCGTTTAGCTTTGATGGTATCAGCGATGCAGTAAGTGGTTTCGGTGACGCTGCTGTTAATAGTGCAAAGAAAGCGGTCGCCCTTGAACAGAGTAAACAAAAGCTTGAGGACCAAGAGCGAAAGTCGTTGAAAACTCAGTTCGAGTTACGAGATGCTATGGGAGACCTCATGCTTATCGCGGAGGATAAAACGAAGACTGACCAAGAGAGGGTAGACGCTATCAAAGCGGCAGCGGTCGCGGAACAAAAGTTAATTGCAGACCAGCTAGCCAACGAACAGGAGAGATTGAGAATACTTGACGAGGAGCTTGCGTTAAAACAAGAGGCTGGTACAGCTACCAGAGAGGAGCTACTCGCTAGAGAGGAGCTAGCTGTCAAGGTGATGGAGCTTGAGGACGACTACCAAGACAAGCTTAAGGAGGGCGCTGTCGCTGCATCAAAGCTACAAGCGAAAATAAACGAGGAGCGACTGAATACTTTGAGAGCGCTTAACTCAAACGAGATAAGACTTGCAGAGCTTCAAGGAAAATCTACCTACGACCTACGTAGAAAGATGGCAAAGGAGGAACTCGACGCGGTGAAAGCCGACGGAGGTAAGAGCGCTGACGAAAAGAAGATAGCTGAAAGCAACTACCAAGTCGCTATTGCAGAGATAAACGCGGAGGCAGCAGCAGCGCGTAAACAAAAGCGTGAGGAGAACGCAGCGAAAGAGCGCGAGTTGGATAGAGCGCTAGAGGACTCGCGTATCGCTCTCATTACCGACGGCAAAACTAGAGAGCTGGCTGCTGAAGCAGTCGCGTTAAACAGGAGGCTGGAGGAGATTAAAGGAAACTCAGAGAAGGAACGACAGCTTAGAGAACAGCTCACGCTAGAGTCGGGTCAACGAGCGCTTGACATTGAACAAAAATACGCACAGGAGAGAATAGAAAAGGTAAACGAGGAGAACCAAAGGACCGCCGACGCTTTGATTGCAGGCGTAGAGAGAACCTACGACGATAAACAGCAAGCGATTGACAACGCTCTAGCGGATGAACTGATAACTCAGGAGCAGGCAGCTGCGCAGAGCTTAGCGATTGAGCTAGAAAAGCAACAACAAATACTTGAGATACAAAAGAGAGCGCTCGCGGATAGAACACAGAACGAGAAAACCTTTTACGATGAACAGGAAAAGCTAGTTCAAGATAAGCTTTCACAGGGTACAATTAACGCTGCTCAAGCTGAGGAGGAGTTAAAGGTAATCCGCCAGCAACGAAAGGACGCGACGCTACTCACGGAGCAGGAACTTGGTCAAGCGGTGATAGATACCCAGAGAGGTATTGACCAGACAAAGATTGACCTTGCAAGGGCTACGAGTGAAGAGATAAAAGCAACCGCTGAGGATACTCTACAAAGGCAGCTAGAGGCTCAGAACATCGCTTTCGACGCTATGAAAACAGCGTTCAGCGGATTCGCAGCAGCTCTGTCAGTTAATGAGGCAGCTCGTAAGAAAAACGCAGCTGCGTTGAAGACGCTTGCAGCTGGGGAGGTGTTGATAGGCATGTACCAAGAGATAAGCGGATACTGGACGGGCGCTGGTAAAGACGCTGCAAAGACGGGTGTTATCGGTGCAACTGGCGCGACTGTGCTAGCGACGCTCTTAACAGCTGCTGCAATCGCTAGAGGTATGGCAAACATCTCAAAAATAAAAGCAGAAAAGTACGCGGATGGAGGGTTCACTTTAGGACAAGCTGTCGCTGAGTTCAGCCCTCGCTTTTCTCCGAAGTATTCGGGAGGCTTTGTCGAAAGCCCTACCATGTGGGTTGGTGGTGATGGAGGGTTAAAGCTAGCGGGTGAGGCTGGTACAGAGTGGGTAGGTGCGAACTGGCAAGTTAAACAAGCTCCACAAGTATTCGCAGCTCTGGAGAGCTGGCGTCGTACTGGGGTTCGACCTTTTGCCGACGGCGGGTTTACAAGCATGAACGTTAGCGGTCCTATAATTGACGCGACCTCCTCTGTTGAGGCTGCACTCATGCGAGGGTTTTCTGGCATGCCGTCGCCTGTGGTATCAGTAGTTGAGATTAACGAAGTTCAGAACCGTGTGCAAACAATCGAGTCGCGTAGTACTCTTAGCTGAAGTACAGAAGCTTAGAGAAAGCGGAGCGCTCCCTAAGCTGGTCTCCGCTGGCTTACTATCACCCAAAGCTGTAACGTATCTACATATAGCGGAGAGGGTAGCCGAAGTCGAAAGCAGATACAAAAGGACGACGCGAGGTATCCTAATCAACAACATAGCAGCCGAGTTCAGAGTGAGTAATGCCACCGTCTACCGAGCTATAAACGTCATGTGTAAACCTTTGCACACTAATGAGAATAAAGGAAACCAATAACTCATACATTTGTGATATGGCTAAGCAGGGAACGATTAACATCATTGGTGGTATTGGCTCTGATATTTTTGCAGAAGTCAGCCTACGCAATGTCATGGAGCAAGTCAAGACGCTCGGTGAAGTCGATAGCTACTTAGTCAACATCAACAGCAGCGGTGGTGAGGTATCGGAGGGTTTCGCTATCTACAACTACTTGACCTCTCTAGGTAAACCAATTACTACCAGAGGCGTTGGAATCGTCGCGAGCATAGCGACTGTAATCTTTCTAGCTGGAGATACCAGAGAGCTTTACGCAAGTACTCAGTTTCTAATTCATAACCCGTGGACTTTTTCAGAGGGCGACGCCGACGCGCTGAGTAAGAAAGCTGAGGAGCTGCGGAATATCGAGGACAATCTAGTCGAGTTCTATGTCACGCGAACTGGCAGCGAACGAGATGCTCTCCAGAGTTTAATGAGAGAGGACAAACTTATACCAGCTGCTGAGGCTATGTCGTTGAACTTTGCAACGAACATCGTTGAAGTAGTCAAGGCTTACGCAAGACTTAAACAACCCCAAACTAAAAACAATCACATGGCAAAAATCGGTAAGATTTTTAAGGATGCCTTTGCAGCACTCAAGCAGCATGGCGTAATCCTCAACGAGATGGTCCAAACTATGGACGGCAAAGAACTCGAAATCGAGATGGCAGGAGAATCCATCGCAGTAGGCGATTCAGTAATGATGGAAGGACAGCCAGCGAGCGGAACTTTCGAGCTAGCTGATGGAACTACTATCGTCGTCGTAGACGGGAAAATCACAGAAGTGGTTAAGCCCTCTGCACAAGCAGCTGTAATGGACGCTACGAAAGCTGACCTTTCAAAACAGATAGAAGAACTGACAGCTCAACTCAACAACGCGCTCGCTGAGGTAGAAACTTTGAAGGCTGAAAAGCAACAGATGAACGAAGAGGTTACTGTTATCACTAACCACTTGCGCTCTCTAAAAGTTAATGTAGAGCTGCCGAAAGTATCCGCTCAATTCAATCGACTGAATAAAGACGCTGTTAAAGCTGAACCGACCGCTGACGAAATTAAGGCGCGCATGAAAGAGCTTGCAGAGAAGTCTCGTCGAAAAGTACAAATCGCTATCTAACCAGAAAAAAAACTCAGACACACATGGCACTTATTACCAACCTCCCTGCGCTGACTAAGCAGCAGGTTCAAAGCATGAACGAGACTCTGTTCGAGGGTTTCTTCAACGACCCTATCCTAAACAGCCTCGTCGCTGTACAGGAGGGTATCAAAGCTGACAAGCAGCTGATTATTTTCCAGCGTCACTCTGGTCTTTCTGGAAAGAAAGTTACCGCGTGTCCGACCCCGACAAACAGCACATGGGGTTTTAATACGATTGAAAAAGTTTGGTCACCCAAGTATATCGGAGACCGCTACTCCGAGTGCTACCAGACTTTCATGGGAACCTTTGCTCAATGGATGTTGAACGCTGGCGTTTCCAAGAGCGACTTGACAAGCGGTGATGCTACTCCTCTCGCTGCTTTTATCACCGAGCAGATGCAAGACATGGTCGCTGAAGTTTACCAAAGGTTCTTCTGGTTTGGCGACTCAGCTATTGCAGCTGGTACGAACAATAGCCTTGCAGCTGGCTCTCTGCCTTTCTTTAACGCGATGGATGGAATTTGGAAACAAGTTTTCACTATCGTGACCGCACAGGCTGCTCGACTCTCCTCAACTGGTCTTGCAACTAAAAACGGTAACGCTGCCTTCGCAACACAAAAGTTTGACGCGACAGATGTAACGAACCAAGTCGTTAGTAAAGCGCTTGACTCCGTTTGGTATGACGCTGATATTCGTCTGCGCGGCATGGCAAAGTCTGAGCTGGTTTATTATGTAACTCAATCTGTTTACGACCAACTTGAGAAGGAGCGTAAAGCGATTAGTGGCATTGACCTTCCTTACAATCGTCAGGAGAACGGATTGACTACTCTGACTTGGAACGGCATCAACGTTGTACCAATTCAACTCTGGGACCGCATGATTAGTGCCTACTTCGGAGCGACTGCAAACCCAGTTAAGTCCTTCCTGCCTCACCGCATCCTGCTTGCTCCAAAGAGTAACTTGATTCTCGGAGTTGAGACCGTTGGTTCTATGAGTGAACTCGATGCTTGGTACAGCAAAGACGACGAGGTAATGTACGCTAAGTTTGGCGCGTCAATCGACGCGAAAGTTGGCGTTGATGTAATGGTTCAAGTAGCATATTAAAGGAGGAACGAAGATGAAAAACAAACTCAAATTAGCCTACGCGCTCCTGTGCGCTATTACTGGCGCTCTATTGTTTAGCGGATTGGTTGGTGGTGGTGACTTAATGCTCACCTCAATTACCGCTGTTCTTTCATTCGTGACAAGTTTCGCTCTGTCGTATGGATACAGCCAGCGCGACCAACGAGAGATGGCGTTAGCTTGCGGAGCGATTACTAGCGGTGTAACTCTTAACTGCGAAGACCCTCTCGCAGCTGGTGTAGTTGCATCGTTCTACATTGCTAACAAAGACGACATAGCCTCTATCACCTACGACGCTGGTAACCCTATGCTCGCGACAAACATTACGATGAAAGCGACCAAAGCTTTCTACAAGTTTGAAGGACAGCTGCAATCGACAGAGCCTAAGTTCGCAATGATTAAAGGAAAGTATGTAAACCAGTTTGAGCACTCAGTCGCTGCGTTGATTTTCAAAATTGACCCGACGACAAAGGAGGAGATTCTCAACATGAAGGACGGAAACTTCGTCTGTATTATTGAGAATAACTACACGGGTGCAAACGGCAACTGTAAGTACGAACTCTACGGCGCTGGCTCTGGTTTGAAAGCTGAAGTCCTTGAGCGTAATCCTAACGATACTGAGAACCTCGGAGCGTTTAAGATTGAACTCAAGACTCAGGAGTACGCTCGGGAAGCTAAGCCTCCAGTAACGCTTTACAGCACTACGCTTGCAGCGACGGAGACTCTGATTACCGACTTGATTACCCCCTAATGTAATGGTCTACTGGAAATAGGGTTTTGGTTAAAGGGGGAAAGGGCTTTGTCTTTTCCCCTTTATTGTTATACTTTTGGAGATGCTCACTACTCAACAATTCACTCAATTCCTAGAGACAACAAATGTGTATCGACTTGGTATTAGTCGAAAGCACATGGAGCAGTTCGTCGAAGTATACTCATATATTTTTGACCAAGCACCTCCATGTACCGCTTGTCCTGGCGACATTGAGTCCGCTATTCACAAACTTAAAGTCTACGAAAGCTTGTTAGTCAAAACACAAAACGAAAGTATCGTCAAAGCATCTAAGCTCATGAAGTACACAATGAAAGAGGGCGTCGTGGTATTTTCAAACTCGCTGAACATGATGGTTAGTGTATTTAATTGCACCGACGACATTGCTGAGTTGCTAATAAAAGAGCAGCCAGAAAACGCCTCGCTCTTTACAATTAACGTTACCGATACCAACACGTATAGCGCTATACCAGACGAACTGGAGCCAGCTATTACCGAAGCGCAAACAGCGACAGGACAAGAAAAAGGAAAGCGTAAAAGGAAGTAAAGATGTCGGGTCAGAACAGCCGTATTGCAGTCCCCTCGTTTGCTACTAAGCGTATTGTCAACAGAGACGACAAAACGGTTGGGGTGCAGATGTATGACCTCGACAACGTATATCCGCAGCGCATACGGAACGCGGTGAACTCTAGCGGTACTGCTACGGCATGCACCAACTTATTGCAGAAGCATCTAAGGGGTAGAGGATACCGCGACGCGAACTTGGAGACGCTTATTGTCAATGGAAAAAAACAAACCCTCGCTGACATTCATCGACTACTCTGCTATGATAGAGCGCTCTACATGGGCTACGCTTTTCATGTTTCCTACAACGCTTTACTTCAACCAATAGCAATACACCACATACCTTTTGAGTTCGTTCGCTTAAGCATACCAGACGACTTGGGAGGAGTTACTACGGTAAAGCTACACCCAGACTGGGCGCGGGAAAGCGGAAAGTTTGACAAGGGTCTGCTCAAGACTTTTGACTTATACACCGACGACCCTCTGCTGATGTATGAACAAATTGAGCGCGCAGGCTCGTTTGAAGAGTGGCAGGGTCATATCGTTTACCATAGCGAAAAAGGACACCTTATCTATCCGCCAGCCGTATGCGACAGCGTATTCGAGGATGTTCTAACCGACGCGGGTATTAAGATGTGGAAGTACAGGGGAGTCAGTACCGACTTCATGGCAAACTACTTTTGGATTTTCAACGGCGAGTTTGCAAGTGATGAGGAGCGCTCTGGTTATATCGACGCTGTCAACTCTTTCCAAGGAGTAGATACAAGCCACAAGGTTATAGTAGTCGAGTGTCCAACGCCAGCTGCTAAGCCTGAGTTGATGAAAGTAGAGCGACAGGATAACGATAAAGTTTACGAGCTGACTGAGACAACGGTTCGTGAAAATATCATACGCTCCTACGGTCAGCCTCTAGCGCTCCATGCTATTCACATGGCAGGCTCTCTCGGACTGAGCAAAGAATGGGAGGAGGCGAAAGCAAACTACGACGAAAGAACGAACGACGATAGGCTGAAACTTGGAGCTACCTTTCAACCAATCCTAGAGAGATGGTACACGGGAAACCCAAGTAAGGAGGGCGACTACCTCGTCATACCGCTTACTGGACTCGACGACCAGAAAACAGTTAAGCCTATCAGCGAAACGCTAGAGGTTGGTAAACTCGTAGCGCTCCAGCAAGTAATAACAAACCAAGATATGACGACAGAGCAAAAGGTAAACTTTATGGTTGCCGTCTATGGTATTGACCTCGCTGTCGCCAACTCAATCGTAACAGGTAATCCTTTACCCTCTCAAGTAGCAGAGTGATGGCAGAACCAATAACCTTACTCATTAACCGAACGGATATAACACCCTACGCTCAAGTCGCGCTGCACAGCCGTGACGAGGCTATGCTTCAACCGCATATCCTAGCAGCTCAGAATGTAGATGTAAAGCCAGCTCTGGGTGAAGTTTTATACACCGACATGGTTGCGAATAGCTTACAGGAAAAGTATCGACTCCTACTTGATGGTGGAAGCTATACGAATGACAACAGCGAGGTAATTACTTTCCAAGGATTGAAAGCAGCGCTCGCTTGTTTTACATACGCTCGCTACATGCTTTCAAAGAACGCGGTTGACACCCCTTTCGGGATGGTATCAAAGACGAATGAGTACAGCGTTCAGACAGATACAAAGCTGCTGTTAAGTATAGCCAGCGACAAGAGGAGTGAGGGTAGCGCGTATCTGAACGAGTGCCTCAACTATATCCGATTGAAAGAAAACCTTTTCCCTTTATTCGTAAGGGGAGGCTCTGCAATTAAAAGCATTCACAAGTTAAACTCTGCGTCACGTATTTAGTAATGATAAGAGGAGCGACATACGAAATTGAGGTAACGATAAAGGATAACGCGACAGGTTCTCCTTTAGACTTGACTGGCGTCGTCGGTATTCTTGTAGGGCTATACGGCGACGGTAGACGGCTGTTCGGTAAGTGGTCTCTCGTAGATAAAACTTCAGAGGGCTATGGAGCGGTATCGGTAGTCGATTACTTTAACGGTAAGATAAGTGTGGCGCTAGAGTCAGCTGACACTCTGAAAGCTTTGGAAAAGATGGCAAAGCTGGAGGTTATGATAGTCATGTCTAACCCTTTATTTGAGGGTAATGTTCAAGTCAGTATCGACACAGAGATACAGCTAGAGAAAGTTGAACGTTCAATCTTTGAAGGAGTCAGCGCGTTATGAAGTATGTAGCTGTTGCGAATGTGAAAAGTAAAATTGTTGTCGCTGCAACTCTTAAGCAAGCGGTCAAGGCAAGTGTGAGCTTTCCGATACTTGCTCCCTCTTGTCCTCAGTATAGTTTAATTGACGGCGGTACGCCCTCATGGATATACGTACCGATAGGAAGTTTTGACTTAGTTAGCGGAGGTACCCCGTAATGGCATTGACAGCAACTATTAAGATTGTTCTCAGACGCGGAACGCTAAACCAATGGCAGACCGCGAACCCTGTTCTTTTATCTGGGGAGGTCGGCTTTGTTACCGACGCTGGGTACTTTGTTATAGGCGACGGCGTAAATAACTTCAACGCTCTAGCTCCTGTTCAACAAAACCAGACATCGAGTAACCGTTACCGCTCTGAGCAGTATATCGTCCAGAATCTGATTAACCCGCTCGCTACCTCACTGACCAATGCTATCAACGCTGAGTCGCTA